GGGAGATGGTAGAGACGAAGCTCACGGAAAGAAACTACTCTCCTTCGATTAAACCCTGGTACGAGAAGGAAGCCTACGCGACTTATGACCGTAGCTACTTTGGTAACAAAGATAAATATTGTTGGGTCCCTTATGAAGATATTGAAGGACTCCGTGATATTAAAAAATTAGAAAAATGAGTGAGGATGTCTCGTTTGGCGGTATCAGTGAAGAAATGTATAATATATGGAAGGAGGATTTAATGCCGAAGAAAAAGAAAAAGCTTAAGAAGAAGAAAAAAAAAGCTAAAGCGAAGAAGAAGAAGAAAAGATAGTTTTTATGAAGAAGAACGACCGATATAATTATGTCCGTGTTCCGAGGTCCGATGACGAAGGAAATAGAACGTATGATGTGAAGGGGCGCAAGCTTCCCAGCGTCACGACTATCCTATCACGGACCAAGGACCAGGGATTTTTGAAGAAATGGAAAGCCAAGGTTGGAGAACAACAGGCGGAAGTGATCAAGAACATCAGCTCCAAGCGGGGAACGTCCATGCACAAGTACATTGAAGCGTTTATCTTACAGAAGGGATACGAGGATTTAACGTCTTTGGGACAACAAGCTAAGACCATGGCCCAAAAGGTCATTGAGAAGGGTCTCACGCCGATTGAGGAGTACTATGGGAGTGAAGTGACGTTGTTCTATCCTGGCCTTTTTGCAGGGACCACGGACCTGGTGTGTAGGCATAATGATATGGATACGGTGGTGGATTTTAAGCAAGCCAACCAGCCCAAACGAAAAGAATGGATTGACGACTATTACATGCAGATTGCTGCATACGCCATGGCTCATGACTATCTCCATGGATCTAAGATTGAACAAGGAATCATCATGGTATGTACGCCTGATCTATATCTCCAAGAATTCAGGTTTCAAGGGGTTGAATTGCGTGACTGGAAATACAAGTTCTTAAAAAGACTAAGTGAATATTATGAAATGATAAAAGAACCATCTATAGATGAAAAAGAATTACTGGCACAATTTGAAGACAGCAAAATAAAGGAGGGTAAATGAGAGAAGCAGGAACCATAAGGGAAAGAATCTTTCAAGCCTTGATCCAACGCTACAAGGCGGATGGAGAAGCAGCTTTGGTTAAGATTGATGCTCTTATACGCGGAGAAGTATTACCTGGACATGAAGATGTGATAGGCAGTATTGATAAGCAGCTAGCTAAAATCGCTTTCGCAGAAGAAAAGATGGCAACATTAAGGCGACACTATGGCACAAACTAGGCATAAATATGGCAACATTAAGGCACGACGTTTTACACATAGTACTGAGAGCCATGAAATTGATTTGAAAATATTTTTTTTTCAAATAGGACGTAAAACGTCGAAATGAACGATTATCGTTGGTATATATAGCTGAATGTACGACGTTTTACAAAAACGTAAAACGTATAAAACGTCGTGAATGGGCTGCGCGAGTCATAAAAGTGTTTATGCTAACCTGTTTTGTGGTATTTAGTACTATATGCAAAGGAAAAAATCAAAATATCGGCATGTCGTAATCAATAAGAAGAAGTTTTATTTTTATAAGATTTCTTGGGTTGACATCACGGCGGATGGCGGGCATGCTACCTCAGAGGAGTTCGATAAGTTTGAGTGTTCTAAGATGGTCTCTTTTGCATATGTCTACAAACGAACTAAGAAGTTTGTGTGGACATTTGCTAGTTATGACTCGAAGGATGAGGCATATAGTGATCGGAACGTGTTCCCTAGAGGGTGCATAACTGGAATGGAGAAATTAAATGTGGAATAGAAAGGAAGCATAAATTATGCAGTGGCCTACTTTAATTGTGGATGATTTTTTTACTGATCCCCATGCTATTGTGAAATTATCAAAGACATTTAAATATCAGAAAGCAAAAGATATTCCTGGGACGCGCACTAGCCCTCTTCATGAAATAGATAATCCTTTCTTTCAATGGTCTACTCGAAAAATTATATCTCTTTTATATCCTTCACAAATAGCAGACTCGCGTGAGTATTTTGATGTAAAATGGCAGGCGAGTCAATATTTTCAGCGTGTTCCTTTCAACACTTATGGAGAAGAAGGTTGGATACACAGTGATCGAGGGGATGAGTTTACTGTAATTATTTATTTAAGTGAGCATCCTAATAGTGGCACCTGCTTGTATGAAGGAAAATATTTTGATTCTAACCCTGAATATGAGGAAGAGAAAAGAAGATTTAATATGGAGTTAACAGATTTAAATCGTATGGAAAAATATAGAGAGAAGAATAATTCTCGATTCCGTAAGAAGGTTGAATTGTTCTCTACTTTTAATAGATTAGTTTTATATGATGGGGCTCATTGGCATGCGTCAAGAAATGATAATAAGAGTAAGAGTGACAGATTAACATTAATTACCTTTTTTAATGATGTAACTTGTAAAAATATTCGTTATCCTATTACTCAAATGAGGAGAATTTAGATTATGTGGAATCCCGATAATATTATGTTGTTGGGGTGGACGCTGGTGCTTCTGGCACTGGGGTTTTCTCTTCTTCTGAATGTGTATTAGATGTCGAATTGGCAGCAATACTTTTTGGCGCTTTTTCTTTTTTCGGTGTTTTGGTTCCTGATGGTTTTTGGTCCACTAATGGTTTCTCGGGGGTAACGTTTAAAATTGGTGCATAATCGTCTAAAATTTGTTTCATTTTGTTCTCTAGTTCTAGTTCTGACATATCTTCTAGTTTCCCATGTTTTATTATTTTCCGTTCTATGTATAGTCCTCCTGCTTTGCCTCGATTCGTCTCAGCGTTTACAGCTGCGGAAAAAGAATTCTTTTTCAGAGCCATTTCCTTAATACGAGCCAGTTCAGCCACGTGAGTATCATAAGTAACTTTGTGTTTTTCTAATCTCTCTTCTTTGAGTTTCCCTACATATTGAACGACTAGTGGTGAGAGTCTAGGATTCATAAGCTCTGATCCTTCAGATCTTGCTCTCTTAGTACTGTACCCAGCGGCTATGGCTGCTTCGCCTTGAGTCATAGGTCCATTGGGCCCACCGAATACTATAAACTCGGCGAATCTCATTTGCATTTCAGTTAATCTTTTAGGAACTCCCATATTGACAATTTAAGGTAACATTGATAAAAAGTCAATATGAAAGAAGGGAAATGTATTATGGGAGAAATGAGAAAAGACAGAGAGTTTGAAAAAGAAATAGATTATCATCGCTATTGGAAAGATATGTATGAGAAGGAACATAAGCTGCGTCAGGAAGCTGAGGGAGAGTTAACAATTCTTAAAGGAATTGAAACCAATCGAGTGAAGGAAGCGCAAGAGGCATTGGCGAATGCCTTGGAAGTTAATGAGTCACATCAAAAATTTAATGGAAAATTACAAGAAAGATTGACAGAGTTAGAACAAGAGAATATAGAACTTCACGCCAATAACAAAAAACTAACATTAAAAATTGAAGAGAGAATAGATAACATGCGAAAGGCAGGAATGTAATGCGAGTCAAAGACCTACAAGAATTTTTATCTAAATTTACTGAAGCCAAGGCCGATGGTAGTCGTCAGGGGAATGCTATTTCGAATGCCGTTATTTTTGTTGAACAAAATGGTTACTTACATGAAATTAAAAGAATGGAAGTGCATGAACATGCTGTTCCAATCATAGGTCATAATCGACAGCATTCTGCTCATAGACTCGTGATGAAAACTGAAAAAAAATCTCCACTTATTGTTCCTACCAAACTCAAGGGTGATTATTAATGAAACTAATAAGAAATGAAGAACTCGTTGGTTTTTGTAAAATGGTCGGGGCTAATTTACGCTACATGAGAATAGCCAAAGGATTGACACAGGCAAAAGTGGGACAATCATTAAATATAAGATTTCAGCAAATACAAAAATATGAGGCAGGTGCAAATTGTCTAAGTGCCTGGAGATTACAACAGTTAGCAGATTTTTTTGAAACTTCTCCTCTCAATATTTTAGACCCTAATTATATTGCGAAGTCTTGCAATAAAAAAGCTGCTCAGGCCGTCTCTGAGCTTCATCTGTAAACCAAAGTTACTTTGAAAAATGCACTTCAACCTGAACGAAAATTATATCAAAAGCTTAAAAAAAATACACCTTCCATCATCTGGAATCGTATTGAAAACCTTAGCTTACTTGGTATGCCTGATCTATTGGGGTATAATAATTCTGGCCACTTTTTTACTGTTGAATTAAAAGTTACAAAGGGAAACAAACTCAAATTTTCTCCACACCAAATTGCGTTCCATGTAGCGCATCCACACAATACTTTTATCTTAGCCGAGGCCCTTGGTCCGAGGCTCGTGAAACTTTTTCCAGGATCACGGATCAGGGAGCTTGCGGCTTGTGGCTTTAGGCTTGAAGCTTGCTGCTTGGGGCTTGAGGCTTGCGCCTCTTACTTGGATTTGCTTGGTGCTTGAGGCTTGGAGCTTGTGGCCTGTATCCGTTGGCCCTGGCCCATGCTTCATGGAGCTCGTGTATGAGTCTAGTGTTTCGGATATGTGACATGCTTAACCTCTCTGGACCAGCATGCGCGACAGGTTCCGCATTGATTGCCCTGAGACTGAGCTGGGCAGCTGTGGAAGCCCTTGTCTACGACCGTGGACCAATGAGTCCAGGCCTGACCAGGCGTCGTGTTATTTTTCGCGTTGCTTAATCTTA